GGTTACGGTGACGGTTACGGTGACGGTTACGGTGACGGTTACGGTTAGACCACCCCCTACAAATTGACACTATAAAAATTTCGTTTTAACATGTTTAAAGATTTAATACTTTAACATATAAGGAAATCTTAATGTCATATCACGAAAATCAAGATCAAATAGTTGTAGTAAGTAAGCAAATTGACGTTTTAAGGCGTGAATTATCAGCCTTAAAGGTTAAAATGGCCAATGGGGACACGCTCACTAATCCACTTGCTAAAGAGGGCGTACAGTTAACAGCGGATATTGATAAATTTAATAAACTATCAAGTCCAAAAGTTACACCTAAAAAATCCAAATCAGCTAAATGACAACAGACCTCACAACATGGATGACTGATAATAATATTGATAGTCCACACAATATACCGGCTGATTTGAAAGCAGAATTTAAAAAATTGTTTTCCGAAACTGTGATATTCGCACCTCAACAGGGTGGACAAGAAGAGTTTTTGAATTGTGAAGCTGATATTTGTTTATTTGGTGGTGAGGCTGGAAGCGGTAAAAGTTTTGTATTATTATTTGATCCTGTGAAATGGGTAAATATACCAAAATATATAGCAACGATTGTACGTAAAACTTATGCTCAAATCATGGATGCTGGCGGTTTATGGGATGAAGCAAAAGACATATTCCCACACGTTGGTGGCACTCCCAAAAGGGGAGATAAACCAAAGTTTATATTTCCAAGTGGTGCACAGATTTATTTTAAACATTCACAACATGCAACACACATTGAGGAATACTGGCAGGGTTTGCAATCTGCGGTTATTTGCATTGACGAATTAACACATTTTTCAAAAGAAGAATTTTTATATATTATGTCACGTAATCGTTCTGTATGTGGCGTTAATTCTTATATGAGAATGACTTGCAACCCCGACCCTTATTCATGGGTTAAACAGCTCATAGCGTGGTGGTTAGACAAAGACGGATACATAATCAACGAGCGTTCAGGCGTTATAAGATATTTTGTGCACAGAAATGATAAGTTTATTTTTGCTGATACAAAAGCGGAATTAGTTGAAAGATTCGGGCCTAAAACAAAACCCAAATCTTTTACTTTTATTCGTGGCCACCTACAGGAAAACAAAAAACTGCTTGAACAAGATGAAGGATACGAATCAAGTTTAGACAACTTGACAGAGGCACAAAAACATGCATTGCGTGAGGGTAACTGGAATGAAGTCCACGACCCTGATTCAATGTTTTCAAAACAGAATTTTAACAAGTACAGAGTTGACAAAATAGACTTTGCAGAACTTGATAGAATAGTGGTAGGCGTTGACCCTGCTGGAAGTACGAATACTAACAGTGACGAAACCGGTATAATAATTGGTGGTATTGGCAAAGATGGACACTGCTATATTTGGGATGATAAAACCGGAAAATATAAACCTATCGAGTGGGCAAAAGCTTGTTGTGATTTATACGATATGTATGATGCTGATTTAATAGTTGCTGAAAAAAACTACGGTGGTGATATGGTTGAATCCACTATCAATAACTACAGGTCGGATATTTACCCGAGATTAGTTACTGCTACACGTGGCAAGGCTGTTAGAGCCGAACCGGTTGCAATGCTATATGAAAAAGGGATGATACATCATGTAGGGCATACAGCGTTAGAAGATACAGAAGCGGAAATGGCATCGTTTAGAAAAGATCAACCCACGTCACCAAACAGGATGGATGCTCTTGTATGGGTGATTACAGAACTTGCACTAAAACAAAGAGCTGTACCACGGATAAGACAACTTTGAAAAGGATAAGATACTATGGATTTGTTTAAATTTTTAAAGCATAAAGAAGTAAAAAACGTACAGAGTACAGAGACTAATCAGAATTTTGAAAGTTTAATTAGTCATTTGCAAGCTGGTGATAATTGGGATTTATCATTTGCAATGTTGTTTGAATATTTTGAACGTTGTGCACCTTTAAACGATGCTATTAGTATTATATCTGATTTGATTGCTGAAATAAATCCGGTTGTTAAAAATAGAAAAACAGGTGAGATAATCACAGACCATCCTATATTATATTTACTCAATAATCCTAATCCTGATATGTCACAAAATGATTTCTTTAAACACTTAGCTAATATGGTTTTGATTACTAACAATCCTGTTTTAAAAATTGTTGGTAACGTTAACAAAGAGCCTATTTCATTAGATGTAATATCACCCGTTAACATTCAAACGACTGCTAACAAGTACGGTAATTTGCACAGCTTAAGTGTTCACACTCCATTTGTAAACTCAACTTTTATATCCGAAGTTGTAGCAGGCAAGGCACGGTTTAGAAATGAAACTGATAATGAGCTATGGTCAATGTTTGGCTTCAATCCAAAGAGGGGAACTGATAGATTTTTGGGTATACCAATTGCTGCACCGCTGTATTATGAAATTGAACAATATATAAAAGGTGGTAAACATAACTTTTCGCTATTGAGCAGGGGCGCAAGACCTAGTGGAACGTTTACGACTAATACTGATATACCATTGACGGATGAACAGTTTGCAAGGCTACAAGAGCAAGTAGACTTATATTATACAGGTGAAAACAATGCTGGTAGACCATTACTAATGGAAAATACGTCATATACAAATCATATTGTAAACAATAGGGATATGGATTGGAAAACATTATCACAAAATGTAAAGTCTACTATCTATAAACAATACAGTGTTCCACTCGCTAAAGTAGACGCTGACTCAATGACATACTCAAATTTGAGTACGGCACAATTAGCAACATATGATGACGCTGTTTTGCCTCGTATAAATTACATTTTTTCACAACTTAGTTCAGCTCTATTTTATCGATACGGTGCGAGCAGTAAGGATCTTGAATTAGTAGTTGACGAGTCAGAAATCTCAGCTCTACAAGTTAGACGAAGTGAAAACTTAAAGACTAAAAAAGAGGCCGGAATATATACAGTAAACGAGTTAAGAAAGTTTGACAGTGCTGAACCTTTAGAAGGTGGTGACGTGCTATTGATACCATCAAATCAGATACCAGCATTTGAAAGTGATGATACTACAAATGATGGTGAGCCGATAGAAGATGATGAGCTTGAAAAACAGCTTACGAACGCTAAAGATTTGAACGGAAAAACTAGATACACACCAGAACAAGTAAAAGAACTCATGGCTAAATAATGGCAACTGAACGACAACGATTAAAAGAATCAGAACGTCAATTAAATAAAAAGTTAAAATTAGAAAAAACTTTATTTAATAAAATGCGTCGATTCTTTAGAGCGCAAAATAAAAAAGCTCAATCTTTTTTTGATAGATTTGGTTTAGTTTTTAATGCTCAAAATATGACACCCGAGTTAGAAATACTTTTAACTAAACACTATAACAAGACAGCTAAGCAGTTCACTCCTTTAATTGTTAAAACATTCAATGATGAGTTTAAGAAAAACGGTATTGAACCGATTGATGAAAAAGATCCGGCTCTATTATTAGTACTTTTATTATTCATAAGAAGCAACGTTAGATTCTCAGTTGAAAAGATAACTGATACATCAAATAAAGAAATACTTAAAGCGGTTAACGAAAAAGGAACCGAAAAAAGAGGCATCTACAAACAGCTACAGAAAAAGAACTTATCACGTTCTAATACTGTAGCAATGACTGAGACACAAAAAGCAAGTGAAGGCTCAAAGCAAGCGATAGCAGAAGAGTTAGACAATTACGGTCAAGTTGCAATAGGTGCGGCTCTAACCATGCGTACATTTAAATTCTGGATGACTCGTATGGACAAAAGAGTAAGGCCAAGACACAAAAGCGCGAACGGGCAAGAGGTGCCAGTGAACGACCCTTTTATTGTAGGGGGTGAGTTTTTACTTTACCCCTCTGACTCTTCACTTGGTGCTAGTTCTTGGAACACAATTAACTGTAGATGTAACTCATTAGTAGAGGTTAGAATTTTCTAAAATTGACCATTTTAATTTATAGGTAGATTATTTAAATATGGATACTGAAAATAAAAAAACTAAAAACGAAATCGAAACTAAAAAATTTAAAACATTTGCTTTTGAATGCAAGGTTTTACCTGACAAAGAGGATGTTGATTTTTTCTATTTTGAAGGTTATCTGAGTACTTACGGAAACATTGATCGTGTAGATGATATAATGGTCAAGGGCTGTTTTGATGAATCATTAAAGAAGATGACACCAGAATTACTTTGGATGCACGAGCATAATTCAGTAGTGGGAATATTCGAAGATGTAAAGTCTGACAGTAAAGGTTTGTTTGTACAAGGCAAGATGCCTAAGGCTGACACCCTTGTTCATGGTAGGGTTATACCTCAAATGAAAATTAGAAGCGTTGCGTCAATGTCTATTGGTTACGCTGTACAAGAGTATTACTATGATGAAGATAATATAAGACATATAACTAAATGTTTGCTCTTTGAAGGTTCACTGGTATCACAACCAGCTAATGAAAAAGCCGAAATTACAAGTATAAAAAAACTCGACATAGAACATGTTGAGATAATTAAAACGAAAAGAGAATATGAAAAACTATTGAGAGATTCAGGCAGTTTTTCTAATAAAAGCATTGTTTATCTTGCGTCAAAATTTCAAGAAGAAAAACAGAGTGATTCTGTAAGTTCTGACACTTTTGATAAAGTAATAAACGAGCTAAATAATTTCAACAACACACTAACGGAGAAAAAAAATGGATGAAAAACAAGTTAAAGAATTGCAATATGCTCTTGGTGAAGTAAGAAAAACTGCCGATGAAATCAAAGCACTTGATGAAAAAAATAAAGGCGGCCAGTCTGAACTACAAGTAAAGATGGAAAAAGCCGAAGAAGTTTTAGATAAGATGGAAGAAAAAAACTCCGATCTTATGATGAAGATTGAAGCAGAAAAAAAATCAAGAGAAGAGCAAGCAGAAACCATTAAAACAATGGAAACTAAAATTGCTCAAATGGAAATGGCCCCTACTGGTAGCATGGATGAAGAAAAAAAAGCCCTCAAGTGCGAGCTTAAATCTCTCAAGTCATACGCTACTCAAGATTATAAAAATTCTGAGAGTAAATACTTACGTTACGACAGTAATGTTGATGGTGGTTTTCTTATGCGTGATGCATATGATGACCAAATTCTTAAGCCGGTTATTGAACAATCTAAAATCCGTCATCTTGCAAGGATTAAAAAAGTTGATGCATTCTCACTTAATGGCGTTTTAAGAGCATCACAATCAAGTGCTGTTTGGACTAACGAGGGAGATGATTTCACAGAATCTAATTCTACTTATTCTGCTTCTGAAATTCCTACACACTCAATTACTTCTTTATCAATTGCTACTAATAAAGCTTTACTAGGTGCCGTATGGGATTTAGAAACTGAAATTACAAGCGACCAAGTAGAAGCGCGTATGACTCTTGAAGGTACTGCATTTGTGAATGGTACAGGCATTGCACAACCAACAGGTTTTATGAGTACTAAAGCTGGTGTTTCAAGTATCAATTCTGGTGCGGCTGCAACTTTTACTTTTGACAATCTAATCACGCTCACTGGTGAGTTAAAAACCGGTTATGATGCGTCATACGGTATGAATAGGAAAACACTAGCTTTTACTAGAAAGCTTAAAGATACAGCCGGTGCGTATATCTGGAGAGCTGGAAATTTAGGTGCTGGAGTTCCAAACCAAATCAATGGTGATGGTTATCATATCATTCCTGATATGGATGATATTGCCGCTAATGCCTATCCTGTTATCTATGCTGATTGGAAAAAATTCTATACAATCGTTGATAGTTTTCAAGCTATCTTTTTAAGAAATCAATACAAAGCTCGTGGAAAAGTAGAATTTTCTATTGAAGGCTGGGTTGGTGGAGATGTTGCACTTGCTGAAGCTGGTAAGAAGCTTAAGTGTTCAACCTGATAGTAAACTAATTTTAATTATCCCGCCTTCTTTTTGATGTGCGGGGTAGTTATTTTTTTTTTATTTAACTTTTTAAAATGGAGAAATAATATGAAAGATCAAGCTACAGAATTAGATGTTGCAAGTTTCGCATCAGCCGCAAAATTGGACGTACAAGGGGCAGAATCATTAACCGTTACTGGTAGTACAAAAGCTACTACTACTTATACGTTCTTAGAGGGTAGTGTTGCCGCTGGTACAGGAGCAACAGCAGTCGCCGCCAAAGATTTAATAGTTGGTGATGGTGTTGGTACTAAAGCCGTAAACGTAATTACTTACGGTTCTGCAACATTTGCTAAAATTGGATATGTTGGAAAATACAGATACTTAACAGTAACAATTGCAAACCCTGCAACTAGTCCTGTTTATGTTTCGGTTAAAGGTAATTTGCATAAATCGCCGTCTGCTTAATTTTTGACTTTTTAAAGGTGCCGATAAAGATCCTTTGTTTGTTGTTTTCAATTAAAAAACTTTATCGGCACCGCTTTTTTATGTAGGATTTTTTGAACATGACTTACCCTGTACAAAATATTTATGATTACGTTAGAGTTGGACAACCAATAGCTGTAAGACCTTTAACGGTTACTGAAGTTGTTGAGTACTTAAAATTAGATCCTGATTTAATTGGTGACACTGCATTTGAAGCTAATGTTAATCTTTTGATTGACACCGCTGTTACCGAGTGCGAGCTTTACACAAAGCGCACATTGAGACAGTCACGATTTACAGGTTATCTTGATTCATTTTGGAGTAACAAAGCTACATACGAAATTAGAAAATCACAACTAGCAGAAATTGAAACTATTATTTATCAGCTTGATAGTGTCGACACTACTATTGATTCTACCGATTACTATATTGCAATCAATAACAGTTTTTCACACGTTCAATCAGCACTTAATAAAAATTGGCCTAGTGTGAATGATGATGTAATGCACTCCATTGCAATAACATTTTTAGCAGGTTATACAGCTGTTGATTTCCCACCTGATTTAAAACTCGCATTACTTGCACATGTAGCTTATTTATTTGCTAACACTGGTGAATGCAATACAACTGCACAAGGATCTCTAAATCCATCATTACCATCAACAACTAAAATGCTTTATTCTCAGTATAGAATCATGGATCTTAGGATTGGGTTGTAATGGCAGAATGTAGAAAAATACGACTATATCACAAGGGTCTATGTGCCGGTGATTTAGATCGGATAATCTATATTAAAAGTAGAGAACTTGCAACGCCCGTAAGCGGTGTAGATTTTGGTGAAAACTTTAGTGCTGGCAAGCGTGCATGGGCTGGCTTAAAGACTACCAAAGGGCGCGAGATGTTCTATACCACCAATGAATCGAATGGTGTTACACACGTTTTTTATGTTAGATGGTACGAAGGCTTAACGTCTGACTATTGGATTGAGTTTAAGGGTGAGAATTACGACATTATACAAGTAGACAGCATTGATGAACGAGATGAATTTTACGCAGTTTATTGTAACGTAAGAGGTGACAAAGATAGCGAGGTTAACTTTGCTTAAATTTGTTCGCTCAAAAAACAATGCCAAAACTCTAAAAAATTGTAAGGGTATTCCCAAGAGAACTAAACGAGGAATACAAGAGGCTTTTCAAATCATGAAAGAGAAGCTTAAAAAAGATACTATTGCTGAAATGAAAAAAAAGAAATCAGGCAAGATGTATTTTATTTACAAGGGGCGTGGCGGTCGTGTTTTAAAGCGTGGCAAGTGGCATCAAGCGTCAAGACGTGGCGAAACCCCCGCTATAATGACGGGCGCGCTGTCAAGGTCACTCAATAGCGTAATCAAATACGGAATTATGCTTACGTATGGTGCTGATACTCCATATGCAAGACGACACGAATTAAAAGGTCAACGTTCTTATTTATTGAAATCAATTAGAGCAAATAGGCGTGATTTTAAACGCTGGTTTGTAAATAGTATTGGACGGGAATTACACAAGGTTAAATTATGAAAGCTCAAGATATAATTTTACATTTGATGGAGAACATACCTAAATATTCAGATCAATTTTCTGAATATATATCGCCTGATTCAATGTCAATTTCTGGTGATATTGTTACCGTGATAAAAACGGCTCATGGTTTGATAACAAATAATATTGTCACAATTACCGATGGGGCTTTTTTGAATCCGATTGATACTATTGATGATTCAGGTGACAACGTTGTTTTTACTACAACAGAACCTAATGACTTATCCCCTAATTGGCAAGGTCAAGTTTATCTACAAAGTGCGACCGATCCAAGTGTTGATAATTGGTACTCACTAACTCAAGTTTTTAGTAATCTAATTTTTGAGATCGCAACATTTCCCGACACTGGATTAACCGATGTAATTTTAAAAGAGTTTAGAGAAGTTGGGATAAACGGATTATTTCAGATTACAGTTTTGGACGTTGATACTTTTACGTACACGTTACCCAATACCCCTTCAATACAGACTACTATTGCAAGCGGTGTTAAAGTTCATACTCAAATACGCATAAGCGGTGCCAGCACCATTGAACGTTGTATTGCATCGTACGAGAGACAGTCACCAGAAAATATTTGGGCATTTGTCATTCTGGGAAACAATCAAATCAGCAAAGACAAATATGTTAGTTCAGATGCAGATATGGAGCAAGGCGGATTAAACCAATGGAACGGACAATATCTAAGTCCATTTTCATTGTTCACATTTGATCGTACTGACAACATAACAGGTAGAGAAGCAAGAGATACAATTGAGGATTTAAGACCAGCTATTTATAAGGCTTTATTGGGTGCAAGTTTTAGCACGGGATTTGAAACCGATGCTAGTTCTACGGTTACACCACGTAGCGATAGTTATCATGACTATAAAAAAGCCTATTACATTCATGAGTTTGAATTTATGCAAATTGCACAGATTTCAAACGAAGATATTATCTACAACCAACCGACAACAGCGTGGCAGAACTTAGAATTTGACTATATAAATATTTCAAATGATAATGGTGAAAGTGATGCTTCCACAGCGTTAAACGTTGACGAAAAACAGGAGAATTAAAAATGCAAACTAGCGAACCGAATACAACCTTTAATATTGTCAGTGCCAACACGCCAGTTGGGAACACCGCTCAAAATGGACTTATCATTGCTCAAAAAATAGCTGGTGGTACTGCCACGGCTGGCGAACTTTACGAGGGCGTAACTGAGGCTCAAATCGTTGGTCTATCCGGTGACGGTTCACAGGCCGAAAGTGCATATAGTGCTTGGAAATTAGTAAACCCAATTACGCCGCTTGATATGATCTTTATTGCCGACCCTTCAGGAACCGCCGCCGCTGGTAACTTGCTTTTAGCAGGTACAGCAACAGAGGGTGGAACTATTAAAATTGAAGTTGGTGATGAGCGAAAAGGTGTTGCAAATGTTGCCGTTGCTATTGGTGATGAGGATACAGATATTGCAACATCAATTGCCGCCGCTTACAGCACTTTAACGGGTTGTCAATGTTCAGTTGCTGTAAATGGTGTAACGGCAGAACAAGTAGACTTTACAGCCAAGAACGTTGGAACCGAAGGTAATTTTATACCCTTAAGAATTTCTGGTGAAGTTGCTGGTATTACTCAAACTCTAACTGGTATGGTTGGTGGTGTTGGTGTTCCAGTTGTTACGACTACACTTTCAGTAGTTGGCGAAAAACGTGAAAATGCAATCGTTCAAGCTGGTACTTTTGGAGTCGCTAATCTGGTTGCATTTCTTGAACCACGTTGGAACCCAACAAATAAAGTTCAAGACGGAACTGGTATTGTGACAGTTGTTGATACAGCCGCAAATACCGTGACAGCTGCGAATGCTTTGAACTCTAAAAATATTGACTATCAAGGTATTCAAGCGGAATCACATTCTACATATAAAGGCGGCGATAAGTTCGAGTCACCTTTAAACATTTCTGCAATGCTTGGCGCGGTTATGACATTAAGACTTTCTCAAGGTGCTAATATCTCGCAATATGTAAATGCAAGCGGTGGACCACTAGACGCAACAGGCGGAGCGGCTATTGCATCATTACCATATTTTAATACACCACTTCCAATACCTGTTATGAACCCCTCTTACGGTTATACTGACACAGAAGTTGAAGCAATTAAAACAGCCGGTGGTTTTGTTATCGGAAATAACACAGCAAATAACGCTGTAATAGTTGGCGAGCTTCCAACAACTTATAAAACTGATGCGGCTGGTAATCCCGATGTTAGTTTTAAATATCAGAATTATAAAGACACAATGAGTCAAGCCCGTGAATATATGTTTAATAATTTCAAGGCTGATTGTTCACAAAGCCGTTTGACCGAAGGTGATTTAGTAGCTGGTAGAAATATCAATAACGAAGCTTCAATCATTGCAAAAGCTTTAAGATATTTTCAAGCTCTTGGCGGTTCTGATTATATGTTAGTTCAATCAGGTGAGGAAGCACGTAAATACTTTCTGGCTAACCTTACAGTAGCTTTAAATCTTGCAACTGGATTAGTTACTTTGACAATGAAATTACCCTTACTAACACAGCTTAGAACTATAAATGGTACGGTTCAAGTCTCTTTTAGTGTAACTGAATAATAAAAAAAACGTGGTAACACGAAAGGAAAATTAAAAATGCAATATGCAATTTCAAAACCTTCGGTATTAGGAAATAATAACCCAGTGGCGATTATCCCAAATAGTTGTAAGTTTGACGAGGGCGAAGGCGAAACAACCGTACGCAATCAATCAACTGGTGGCGGTGGTAACGAAGTAGTTGTAAGTGATAATGCTGAAGAAAAAGTGGGAAAATTATCTTTTGATTTGATGAATACTCTTGGCAATATTGAGCTTGCTCGTGGTTGGAAAAAGAACGCTGGTAAAAACTTCTTTGAGGTCACTGGTGAGGCACTTGGTGCAACATTCGCTAGAATCTTTACAGACGCATCAGTGGTCAATAACTATGAGGTTGAACTATCAACAGACGGTAAAATCACAATAGAGATAATTGGTGCACCACCAGTCTAGATAAGTAATTTTTTGTTAGAAAAACAACAGACAAAGGAGAATTGAAAATGACACGTATTTATGAATTAGAGGTTGATCTTGATGAACCAATTAAAGTTGGTTCAGATGGTAAGCAAGTTGAATGTGATAAAGTCTTATTGATCGCCCCACGGGGTAAAGATAAGAAGTTAGCAGGACGTTTAAAACGCATATGTGCGTCAACGATGCTTAAGGAAACTCAAGGGCGTAAGACTGATGAAGAACCACCAAAACCAGAGGACGATAAAGACGAAGAAGTCAAGATCAAAGCGGTTGATTTAATCAACTTGCTATCATCGGCCTCCAATGCTGAAGCTGATTTGTTCGATGACGTCTTTGACACTTTTGAAAAACTAATGATGAGCGGTTGCGGTTCAATCGGTGGTACTCAATTCACTAAGCATATCTTTGAAAAAATGAGCTATGCTGATTTAGAAAATATAATGGGTGAATACGTAGTCAATTTTTTATTGGAATCCCTGACACGGAAGCAGGATGGGAAGAAATAGATTATTTAATTGCGAACCTTTGTTATTTTTTCAAGGGTTCGCTTTCATTTACTGAGGCAAAAAACATGCCGATCCCCGAACTGTATAACTTGTCTGATAGGGCAGATAAAATAGCCGAAGCGATAAAGGCTAAAACTTGAAAATAGAGGTTATCAGTGGCTTTCACAATTTCTTACGATATAAAAGCAATCGACAAATTCAGTGCTGTTGCCGACAAAGTTTATGCCTCAATGGCAAAAATGGATCGTTCTCTTAAAAAAGTTACACGTTCAAACAAGCAAGCTACAAAATCATTTCAAACAATGGGTTCCAAAGCGGTTATGAGTTCAAAAAAAATTAACTCATCATTAAACAAAACTGCTAAAGCTTCAAAGAATGCAAAAAGACAAGTCGGTCAATTAGGTGATAAACTGAATAGTATTGGTACTGGAATGCAGACAGCGGGTCGCAAAATGACAATGGGTGTCACGTTACCACTTGCGGCCATTGCTGGTGCATCTGTCAAGGCTTCCATGGATTTTGAAACGTCAATGATGGGAATTGAAAAGATTACTAGCAAAACAATTGCTGGTGATTTACGAACATCCATCATACAAATGACTAGAGAGTTTCCCAAAACTCATACTGAAATTGCGGGTGTTACTGAGGACGCTATTCGTTTTGGTATCAAGGGTACTGAAAATATAAAAGCTTTTACACGTTCTGTTATTTCAATGGCTACTGCAACCGATGTTTCCGTTGAAGATGCTGGTGAAGCTTTCGCTAAAATTGAGGCTCTGACTGGTACATCTGCAATGGAAACCGAGAACCTTGGATCTGCAATCAACAGTTTGCAAAATCAATTTGCTACATCTGGTAATGAGATTGTACAGTCAATGTTACGAAGTGCGAGTGCTATGTCTAACTTTGGTTTATCGGTTCAGGATATTACCGGTTTGAATGCGCAAATGAACTCTATGAGTGAAAGTTCCATGAGGGCTGGTACTCGATTAAGAACCCTTTTCAACGAGTTACAGAACCCCGATAAATTAAAAAAATATGCAACCGCAATCGGCATGACATCGAAGGAATTTATAGCACTTAAAAATAATAGCCCAATAGATGCGGTCATGGCTCTTGTTTCAGGACTTGGAGAGGGTGGTAAAAAAGCCGATGAGTTAAGAAAAATAGCTGGTGGTGAGGCTATACAAGCACTAACTGCATTATCAAAACAGATAGATAGGACTCGACAAGCGGTATCGATTTCAAATGAAGAGTTTAAAAAAGCAACATCGTTGCAACGTGAAGTAGATATTTCAAACGCTACAAGTGAGAACAGGATGAAAATGTTTTGGAATCGTATTAAAAGTTTGTCGATTATAATCGGTGGAAAACTCATCCCTATTATTGACAAATTAGTTTCTAAATATATCATTCCAATGGTTGATTGGCTTGAAAGTTTAGATGATGCAACACTTGACGCTGGTATAAGGTGGGCGTTTTACGCTTCAATGATCGGCCCCGTATTAACTGCAATGGGTGCGTTGTTTATCATAGGCTCAAAAGTATTAGCGATGGTTGGCGGTGCAAGTGGAATAGGTGCCGTGATTGGTGCTATTAGTGGGCCGGTTGGTTGGGCAATACTTGCAGTTGTTGCATTAGTATCTGCGATAGTTTATTTTTGGAAAGAGATAAAACC